TATCAGATTTGAATACTAGAGAATGTATTATAGAATATATTGATAATACAATTGACGAGGAATATAAAAGAGAAGTCATAAAAAAGACTATTGAGATCTATAAGCAGTTTGTATGAAGCACGTAAACTTTAACTATATAAAAGTTAAAAACTTTCTATCTATTGGTAATGAAGAAGTACAAGTAAACTTCAAAACTGGTATTAACGTCATTACTGGTAACAATAAAGATAAGCTTGACCGTCGTAATGGAGTAGGTAAGAGTACAATTGCAGATAGTATACACTTTGCTATCTTTGGGGAGACCATAAGAGAAATACCTAAAAGTAATATTATTAACAATATTACAAACAAAGGGACATACGTAGAGCTAGGCTTTTCTATATCAGAAAATAATGTAGTTAACAACTATAAAATTATACGCACTCTCAAACCCACAAAGTGCTTCTTATATATAAACGACGAAGATAAGACTGAGAGTACGATAATTAATACTACTAATACAATCAAAGAACTTCTTTCTGCCTCTCAAGAGCTTTTTCAGAATTGTGTTATTATGTCTCTAAATACAACTCTACCTTTCATGGCGCAGAAGAAAGTAGAGAAGAGAAAATTTATCGAAGGTATTCTCAAGTTAGAAGTATTTTCTCAAATGCTTCAAGTAGCGAGAACAGAGCATAATGATGTAATAAAAGATTATGACTCTACTAGTAAAGAACTTACACATCAAATAAACTATAAAAATATTGTTACTAAACAATTAGAAGATAAAAAAATAGAAAACGATAATAGAATTGATAGGTATAAATCTGATATAGAAAAGAAAAGTAAAAAGATATCATTACTAGAAAGTCAAATTACTGAGCCTAACTTAGAATTAGTAAGTACAATAAAACAAAAGAAAGAAGCATTTGATGTAAATATAGAAGAAGTAGAGAATTCTATAGAGACCGATCTTCATAAAAGAATGCAATATGAAGCTGAGATTAAAATGTTTAAAAAGACTCTTAGCGAGATTGGTACGGATAAAGCTAAGTGTCCAGTATGCTTACATGAAATATCATCAGATGATCGAGATCATATAGAGTCAGAAAAAAGCAAAATTAGTAATGACATAAAAGATCGAGAACAAGATATCGAGGATATAAATTTACAAGTAGGTAATTTAAAGCAAAGAAAAAAAACTTATATTACCGAACAAGATAAATGTAAGTCTTATTTGAAAGATGTTTTAGCAGGGGTTGAATCTAATAAGAGAATCAAACTAACTATAGGGGAAATTAAAGAAGAGATTTTAGAACTCGAAAAAGAAATTTCTACTATTGAGAATACTACTGATAATACTACTGAGCTAGAAAAACAAATAGAAGGATATTCTAATCAAGTTATTACTCTCGAAAATGATGTAGAAAGACTATCCAGATCAAACAAAATACTAGAATTTGTAAAATATGTTTTATCAGAAGAAGGAGTTAAATCTTATATTGTTAAAAAGATATTAAACATTCTTAACAATAGACTCTTATACTACTTAGACAAAATGGATGCTAACTGTGTCTGTAAGTTTAATGAGTTCTTTGAAGAAGAGATTAAGAACGATAAAGGTCAAGAATGTTCTTATTTTAATTTTTCTGGGGCAGAGAGAAAAAACATCGACCTAGCTTGTCTTTTTACGTTTATGGATATTAGACGTATGCAAGGAGATGTATCTTATAACTTAGTTATGTTTGATGAATTATTAGATTCTTCTTTAGACGAAAAGGGAGTAGAATTGGTACTTTCAATACTCAAAGAAAGGGTAGATCAATACAAAGAAGGTATTTATATTATTTCTCATCGTAAGGAATCTGCAAAAGAAAGTTCAGGAGAAGTAATATATCTGGAAAAAACTAATGGCATTACGCGTAGAGTAAACTATAATAATTAATATGCTGTCTCCTTTTAACGTAATAACGAGAAGACCTTTTAGTGCTGTAGAAGGGGTAATTAATACCCCTAATAAAGCTTCTAACACTAAAACAAAAGTTGCACCTAAAATGCAATCGAAGAATTTATCTCGTGTCTTAAATTTTTACGCTGACTATTCAGGTTGTGGTCATTGGCGTATGATCTGGCCTGAATTCGTACTTAGAATTAATCAATCATTTAATATTTCAGGTGGTACTGTTATGATTGGAGATCCTAACTTTTACGCAGATGTAAAAGCAGTACGTATTCAAAGACAAGCAACAGAATCTCAAAAACAGTTTATGTCGTTTATCAAAAGTATACAAGATAAACAAAAAGAAAAAATGAATATCATATATGAGATTGATGATATTATTTTTATTGAAGATATACCTGAGTATAATAGATTTAGAAGTGCTTTTGACGACCCTACTATACGTAAGACATCAATGGAAATCATGAACCTTGCTGATGAAATGACAGTAACTAATCAGTTCATGAAAGATTATTTTGCAGATAAGACCGGTCACAAACAAATTTCAGTTATACCTAACTTTGTACCAAAATTCTGGATGGATAGGTTTTATGATAAAACTGAAATTTCAAATAACTTTGAACAAAATAAAAAGAAACCAAGAATTTTATATTGCGGTTCCGGAGCTCACTTTGATGTAGACTCGAGAGTTAAGCATGTAGATGATTTTCATCACGTGCAAGAAGTTATAAGAAAGACAGTTAAAGATTTTCAGTGGGTATTTTTTGGTGGTTATCCTTTACCATTGAGAGATTTAGTACAAGCTGGTAAAATAGAATATCATGGCTGGAAGAGTTTAATGGAGTATCCTTATAAAATATATGATTTAAAACCACAGCTAATGTACGCTCCGTTGATTGATAATAATTTCAATAGAGCGAAAAGTGATCTTAAATTTATTGAAGGGTGTTGTATGGGTCTGCCTACTATCTGCCAAGATATGGTTACTTATGAAAATGCCTTTCACAAATTTAAAACCGGATCTGAATTGATTGATCAGATTAAGTTTTTAACAAAAGATAGAAAAAAATATATTGCCGAGAGTAAAAAAGCTAGACGTTTTGGAGAAACAAGATGGCTAGAAGATAATATTGGATTTTATGAGGAATTATACAAATATCCTCATGGTCATCCAAAAAGGGAAAAAATCAACAAACTAAACAATATAGTTGTAAAATAAAGGAAAGCCTCTATACTCTATCATATGTATAGAGGTTTATCATATATGCCGCATGAACGCAAAATGCGGTTGTTTACTTGGTCTGAAGATGGTGCTCGCATAACTACAGATGTTGGCTACCATCCTTATTTTTATTACGAGACTAATAATCCTCGCCTACAATCTGCTATTTCTCTATATGGTACAAAACTAAGAAGAATTATTTGTAAGTCTGATAAAGAACGCAGAGATAAGATCAAAGATTTAGGTATTGACCGTATATTTGAAAACATAACTCCCTATCAGCAATTCCTTATTGACCAATATTGGGATAAAAATGAAGATGATGATTTCGATAAGTTCCCTCTCAAGAATTGGTTTTTTGATATCGAGGTTTACTCACCTGACGAGTTTCCTAGACCTGAAGATGCAAAGTTCCCTATCAATATCATAACAGTATATGATACTTTGGATAAACATTATTACTCATGGGGTCTAGGAGAATACAAACCAGAGTTGGATAATGTAACGTATGTAAACTGTAACACAGAGAAAGATCTACTTTGGAACTTTCTTAACTTTTATCGTAAAGACCCTCCTGATATTTTATCTGGGTGGAATAGTGAAACATTTGATATTCCTTACATTATTAATCGATTAGAAAATGTATTTGGAGAAGACGTGAGGAACATGATTTCTCCTATGAATGAAGAGCTTAAGCGTCCAGTATATGCTCGTCAATTTATGGGTTCATTTGGTAGAGAGCAAATCAAATACATAGTAGAAGGTATTAGTATGCTTGACTATCTTGATATCTATAAAACTTTCTCTATGGGTCAGAGAGATAGCTACAAACTTGACTCTATTGGCGAATACGAAGGAGTTGGTAGAAAGGTAGATACAAACAATACCAACCTTGCAACGTTAGCAGAGAAAGATTGGAAGACGTTTGTAGATTACAATATTCAGGACGTTACACTACTAGCTAAACTTGACGAAAAACTACAATTCCTAGATTTGGTACGAATGCTTTCGTATGTTGGTTTGACTCCGTTCAACGCAGCGCTGGGTACTATTAGTACAGTAAATGGTAGAGCTATTATTCAAGCTCGTAAAGGAGATGATCCTAGAGTCATACCTACTTTTATCAAAGATGGTACTAGAACAGAAAAGTATGAAGGTGCGTACGTAAGTGAACCTCAAAGAGGATTCCAAGAAAATATTATATCATTTGATGCTAACTCTCTATACCCTTCTGTAATGATTACTCTCAATCTTAGTCCTGAAACTAAGTTTGGTTCTATCACCTTTACAGATGATACTTACGTACATGTAAAGTCAGTGAATAATGAAGACTATAAATTTACTAAACCTAATTTTATCAAATGGGCTCAAAAGAATAAGATAGCTATTACTAAAGCTAAAAAACTATTCTTTCAAGAACCTAAAGGTATTTTCCCTACTATATCAGAGCATTTTTACGCTATACGAAAAGAAAAAAAAGCTCTTATGATATCTCTTAAAAAAGAGCTAACCGATCTTAAGAATAAACTACCTGATATAACTGATAAAAAAGAGAAAGAAAAAGTACAAAAGAGAATTGATGAATTACCTACTAAAATTAACCAAGCTAAGATATATCAGTTAACTCTAAAGATTTTAATTAATCGTATATATGGTTACTTTGGTAATAAACACTCTCAAATGGGGGACGGGGACATTGCTCGATCAATTACACTAACAGGTCAAGAAGTAATCAAACAAAGTAATGTTATTTTGAGAAACTATATCAAAGAGCATACTGACCTTACTGATAAAGATCTAAAAGAGAATGACCCTATTATATACAATGATACTGACTCTAGTTATGTAACTATATCTCCATTGTTAGAACATATGAATATACCTTTGTTCATGGAAGCTCATTCTCCAGCAACAAAGAATATAGTAGTAAAGCCTGAAGTATATGATCTTGTACAGAACATAGAAGATTACCTTAATGAACATATAGAAGTATGGGCTAAAAAATCTCTTAATACAATTGACCCTAGATTCGTTTTCAAGCGAGAATCTATTTGCGATAAAGGGTTATTCTTACAGAAAAAACGCTATGTATTACATAAACTAGATGATGAAGGTGA